CCTCTTTAACAATGCGACGACCACAGTGCACAGTACCCTTCCCGACCGCCTTCACCTCATCCCCAACCTTAATGTCTTCGAATTTCACATCAACCCACGGCATTATTTCACCTCCTTTTTGGATGATAGGTATACTTCTAGAAATTCACGCATAACCATTGCTCCGACGAAGACACCCTGTTTTGATTTCACCATCGTGCTTTCGGTCATCCCTGCGACACATTTTCGGAAAATATTCCCTTGGATCAATGGGGATCCTGAATTTCCGTCGATCGGTGTTATTGTCGTGAGTAGAAAATGCCCCCAGTCGTCCACCACCTCCCCTGTGAATTTCCCAAATTTACCGAACCTGTAAACCCACATTGTTGCTTCCTCACCCTCGGTGTCAATTCGCTTGCAGAACCGGAACGGGCGCGGGCCTTTCCCTTTTACCTCCAGGAGTGCCATGTCATAGACCGGATGAACATCAACAACTTTTGCGCGGATTGCGATCCCTCCGTGGCGCACAATGACTTGCTGTACAAAGTCGCTGTAAACTTTTGTCTCTTTATTATACTGTTTTGAGATCAAGTGCTTTGATGTCATGATCAAATTCCGAGTCACGAAAAATCCGTGGCCCCGGGTTTCCTTTTCCTCAACAAACACCCGAGCAACACTCGACCTAAACTGCGCCGCGGCTCCCGTCGCTACAAAGACCGACATCACGACCACTGCGATTAACATTGCAAATTTTTTCATCTTACTTTTCCTCCTCTTGAAACCAGGACTCCCCCGAGAATGTCCATATTTTTATCCATTTACCCCCGTGTCGGACCTCGGTCTTGGTCATGCCGCGCTCAATGCTGCGGACATAGACCCGTGCCTTTATAGTCGACCCGTCCTGCATTAAAACATTGACTTGCATTCTCTCACCTCCTATCCAATAATATATCCACCCCCGCCCCGATGTCAACACCTAAATGCAGAAATATCCCTCGAAATTAGACGTACGTATATCGTACGTGATATAATACATTATTATGGCAAAGAATGACAAAAAAGACGATGGCCTGACCATACTCGAAAAAGTGCAGTCTATTTGCCTCATGGCTGGATGCCCGGAGCCCGACGAGTTTCTCGCATCCGTAATGACTGGAGTAGACCCCAGGTTCGACGCTTCCCCGATCTACCATCTCATTAGTGAGATAGTGCGGTCGAACGGTGATGCGCCGCCGAATGAGAAGGAGTGGGCTCAGATCCGCACAATGGTGCTGGACGACCCAGCCTATCGGCCTGCACGCGTTGAGCTCCCCGTGAGCATCAAGGCGGGTGAGAGGCTCATGGATCACTTGTACCCCAGGCTCAAGGCCGTTGAGGTCACTGGCGACGCCAAGCCTCGAGAGGTGCAGCCCCTGACTGAGAGCGAGCTGGCCAAGTTCAAGAAAAGTTTGGATGACGAATACTAACCCAAACGAGCTGAGAATCCTCAAGCACTTGTGTGAGGAGGACCTCTTGATGTTCGAGCGTGTGTTTTTCAAGAACCGCGAGAGGCAGAAGTTTATCGTCAACCGTCATCATAGATTGATCGCCGATACATTGCAGCGCGTGGTTGACGGTGAGATCAATCGCCTCATAATCAACATTCCCCCAGGGTACACAAAAACCGAGATGGTCGTCATCTCTTTCATCGCCTGGTGTTTGACCAAGTACCCTGACAGCAAGTTCATCCACTCTTCTTACTCTGATGACCTCGCTGTAACCAACAGCTCGACGACCCGCAACATCATCCGATCGGCTAAATATCAATCGATGTGGCCCACCCCCTTCCGCGACGACGCCACCGCGAAGAAGCGCTGGATAACCCAACTCGGCGGTGAGATGCTTGCGGTCTCGAGTGGTGGTCAGATCACTGGTTTCCGTGCTGGCCGTATGCGTGACGGGTTCAGTGGTGCGATCCTTATCGACGACCCGCTCAAGCCCGATGACGCTTACAGCGACACCAGCCGCAACCGGGTGAACAATCGGTTCACCAACACTTTCAAATCAAGGCTCGCGGTCGAGACCGTGCCGATCATTATCATTATGCAGCGCCTGCACGAGGACGACCTGACAGGGTATCTCCTTCACGGGGGCTCTGGAGAGAAGTGGCATCACTTGGAGATCCCCGTTGAGATAGGGGAGAACCGGGAATACCCGAAAGAGTACAGCCACGGCATACCAGTTGATTACGACTTCGAGCCCGGCCCCTTGTGGGAGTTCAAACACGACGCCGAGGATCTCGAGGTTTTGAAGGCCGATGAGTATACCTACGCCAGCCAGTACGATCAACGGCCGGCACCGCTCGGCGGTGGTATTTTCAAATCTCACTGGTGGGGGTACTACAAGGGCTATGATGCCGCACGCAATCAGATCCTAAAAACTAACGGTGAGTATACATCTTTGATGTATAAAATCATTTATGCTGATACCGCGCAGAAAACAAAAGAGGTTAACGACTTCTCCGTTTTCCAGTGCTGGGGTAAAGGTATTGACGGCCACATCTATTTGCTGGACCAGTGGCGCAGCAAGTGGGAGGCTCCCGAGCTGCAAAGTAATTTCATGGCTTTTTGCGAAAAGCATGAGTTTGTTATGGGCCAGTGTGCCCTCGGTGTCCGGGCCCGGCGGGTTGAGGACAAGGTCAGCGGCACCGGGTTGATTCAGGCGGTTAACCGGATCAAGGGCATGGACTGGGTCAGCGGCATACAGCGCGACAAGGACAAGGTCAGCAGGGCCATGAGCGGCGCCCCTGCTATTGCGCAAGGTCGCGCCAGGCTGCCGATGGACGCCCCTTGGCTGGGTGAGTACGTTGCAGAGTTCAGCAAGATGACGCCGCAGATGAGCCACAAACACGACGACCAGATCGATCCGACTCTGGACGCGATACACGAGATGTTAATTGAAGATCATTTTATCGGCTATGCTGATATTCTTTAGGAGCTAAAATGGCAAACCCGAAGACAGGGGCACAAGCCCAACAAATGAATAGTGAATATCCGTACACTACGGAAGTCGACGCGACTGACGACGTGCTCAACCACCGCGTTGAGCTGCACGGTGCAGGCCTGGCCGAGGCTGTTGACGCATCCGCGCAGTCGCTGCGGACAACCGAGACAAACCCACTTGACACACACTATCAGTTTGACTCCGTGGCCGAGGTCACGAACGGCGCTGATGGGACGTATGATTATTACGTCAGTATGACAACTTTCCGGAAAATGGGGATCCAATTGGAGCTCAGCGGTGGATCCGGGACTGTGACCGTGAAGGTTTATGGAACGCTTGAGACGACTGACGGGGATCCGTCGGCGCTGACATACCAGGACATTGGCGCGGCGATTTTTGGATCCGCAAGCTGGACGGCAACCTCAATGTTACTTGACGCTGTCGAGGCAATGTCCATGATCAACTATGTTCACATCGAGGTTATAGCGGCCACGGGCGGCGCAGACGATGCGGACTGGTCGATATTCACGAGCAGGCTCTACTAATGACTGCCTATATTTCAGGGCGTGGGGGTCCGTGGGTCATACAGAAAGAACTCAATATTAGTCTTCCTGTCGGCGCACAAACCGTGAATGTGTTCAAGGTGAGTGGCACGGTTCGGGTTATTGACCAATGGGCGCGGATCACGAACGTGACACGGCTCGATAACTGTACCGGTGTTTATTCCGATTTCTGGGACGGAGATTCAGCGGTGCCCTTGACAACCGATGGTATTGACCTGTCAAATAAAGGTGTAGGAAGTTTCTTCACAAAAGACTTGCTTGGGACCGAACCCTATTCGGTGATCGCCGGCGTCGATGGTGGCATGCTTGAGACTCGGGACGATGACAGGATCGGCCGCCCTTTTACAGTTACCCAAAAAGGCACCAATGATGCATATATACGATTGCATGCAACCGCCGGGGGTGACACGCAGATTTTCCGGATGTTCATTTATTTTGCTTATCAGTTGCTCGACGGTGGATCAAATTTTGAGGTTATAATATGACAGTATACATTTCAGGGCAGCTAGATCAGATAGATGTTCATGGGGAAATGACCCAATCCGGTAACTCAACAGACACGACTATAAATACAGTTAATGTGTGGGAGCCGGTTTTAAATTTTTCGGCTGGCTCTTTGGACAATATGACCTTCGCGTCCAACGCGCTGACCATCTTGTTTGATGGTGATTACGATGTCTCATGGGCCTGCAATGCATCCATTGCGGCGACAAACAAAGTCGCAGAATTCGGCGTCTCAGTCAATGACGCGATTCAGGATAACTTAACCACACAACGAAAATTCGCAACCGCCGACATAGGAGCGATCGCGGGGGTGGGAGTCCTGAGTCTATCCGCTGGCGATGTCGTGAAATTCGAAACTAGAAATATAACCGACGACACTGATATTCTAATCGCCAACGCAACCCTAACAGTGCATAGGATTTAGTTATGAACCAACTGACTATAAATTCAACCCCCGCCGAAAGGGCTCGGGGCTGCACGTTCGCTGAGCAGTTCGAGGATGCGAGTGCAGTGGTTCGCAACGGTGGGGAGATCGTCGGGTCGCCTGAAATATGTAACAGCTTGAATTGCAACGCGGCGGGGTCGGTTCGATACGACAGTAACGGCGGGGCGATACGGTTAGGTAAGAGCGGCACGATATTTGTTCGGTGTAGGATTGATAGTGATTCGGGTGCGGTTCGGATTTTTGGTTCTGATGATAGTCTCGGCGGCAATTACGAGTTTCGAACGTATTCGGACGGCTCAAGCCTATCTGTATCTTTTAAAACAAATACCGGGATTATTATAACGGCCAATATTTACGGCGGCGGCGGGTCGGATGTAATACCTTTTTCCGATGAGATCACTTTTGCCCTCGCTTGGGTTTGGACGGGGTCGCAAACTGAAATAACTACATACAATAACGGGTCTTTTCGTACGTCGACCACGTATGGGCGGTATATCGAAACACCGGACAATTACATCGCGATCGGCGATTGGAACGGCGCGTATCTCGACGGCGAGATCTTCGATGTGAAATTCTTCGACGTCGCATTGACCGATCAAGAGATCGCCGACCTCCACAACGAAACGACGTACAACTACCGAAACGAAACGAGCCTATATCTACCGATGGGCATGTCCGAGCACGATCCCGACAACGTGCAAACCCTCGACATTTCAGGCAACGGAAATAACGCCCAGTTTGGTGACGGCGTGACGAGCTCGACGTATCCGACGAAAACGCGGCGGGTGGGGTATGAGTTTGACGGGTCACAAAAAATGGTCATTTCGGCCGATCCAACATTGAACCAAATAGAAGACCTTTCTATCTTTCTTAGATTTGCTGTTGATAGTAAATGCACTTTTATAGGTCAATGGGCGACCGATAATTTTAGTTTTGTCGCGTTTTTGAGCGCTGTCACTGGTATTTTGGGCTTTGCTATCACTAATAACGGGTCAACCGGTATTGAGGTCGAGTCGTCGACTTGGGAGCCGCTTGACGACGGGCGGGAACACGTTGTTTCGATTGTATATGAAAAAGCGAAAGACCAAGTAACATTCTATATTGATTCTAAATTTGCAGGTGCGAAAACTTTTGTCACGGCGACCGGTGGTATTTTTAACGGGGCCGCAGATACATGGGTCGGCGATGAAGAAAACGGGTCGGCTGGTGAAAACCTAATCGGTTTGTTAAAAGACGCCATTTTATGGCCCAAAGCCCTCACACCAATCCAAGTACTTGATCTCCACATCAACTCCCTGGGGAAAGGTGGGCAACTATGACAGTTCACCCAGTAATACAAGCCTACATCGACGCCGGCGAGTGCGTGCTCTATTTCGACCCTCGGTCCGGTTCGTATCGGGATTGGAGCGAGACAGGGAACGACGTCACACCCACGGCCCCAACACGGTTGAGCATGCTTGGGGCGAATCTGAATCATACGGGGCGAATGGACATTGCGGCCGATCCGTCGTTAGATTTGGCGTCGTATGACTCGGCGTCTGTTGTTATGTTTATGCCGGATACGTATCGTGTTTTTGAGGGCGCTATAAATTATATTTGGTCGCAACAATCGACGGGCGACTATTTCGGAACAAATGCAACGGGGTCA